ATGAAAGCACTTCTTTTGCCCGTTGCGGCGTCTGTTTTTCTTACTGCTTGCGGTGGCGGTGGTAGTTCTAGCGAGTCAACTTCTACGAATACCGTTATCAATGGTGCGGTGGGTTATTGGCATGGCACTTCAAGCATTTACGATAATACATATGAGTCGGTGGCGTTTGTGAACGAATCAGGGTTCACGTTTATTAACGCCGAAGGCTCTATTGTATATGGTGACCTTAATTGGAACGGTAACACGGGAACGGGGATTCTTTACGAGATAGACGGTGATGATAAATACACCTATGACTCTACCGTTTCATTTAATAATGGCGCTTTGTCTGCCAGCCTAAAGTATGGTTCTGATACGTTCACTTTTGCTGGCACAGGTGATGCCGAAAATAACAACCAGTTTAAAAAGAGTCGTGATTTATCAGACCTAAATGGGACGTGGTATCAGTACGATGATGGGGCTAGCGACACGTTTACGATGACAAATGGTGTTGCTTCGTTGCGTTCGTTAGAGTTGGGGTGCCTAGTCACAGTTGTGCTAAAAGATGAAGACTACCGTTATTCCGCATTCTCAATGACCGCCACGGCGTCAGAATGCACCGATGATAGCTTGAACGGTTCTTATTCTGCTGGTCTTGCTGTTAGTGGTTCGGAGGATGATGTGGAAACGCTGACACTTTTTGCATATAGGGACGATGCCTGGATAGGTGGCGATTTCTACCGAGAGTAAAAAAAGGGGCTTAGTTTAGCCCCTTTTCTAATTTCTCTTTTGCTAGTTTTAGGTGTTGCCGTTTGTACCATACGTTGGCCGCGAATGTTGCGGCGGCAACCACTAGGCCACCATAGGCCGCTACATCGTTAGCCGTCATGCTTCCCATCCATGCCGTAAAAGCACCGCCGTATGTGGTCGGGCTTAGTATCTTTTCCATTAGTCGCACTCAATCTCAAACGCTGTACAAATGCTGCTGTAAGCAATTGATGAAGCGGGTGTGCCTAACCATGCTGGAACGCCAATAGCCCCAGATAGACCAAGCAAGATAACCATGATCGGCTTTTTCTGATTTGCCCAAATGGACTTTAGTTTTTCCTTCATGCTGTCAGTTCCTTTATTGAGTTTTTGATGTACCACGCCGAGAAGGGAACCGCGCCGATCTCAAACTTGATAATGGCTGCAACCAGTTTGTATAGGTTGGCTTGTACGTCTATTGGTTGGTCAGGCGCTACACCTACCGCCGCCGCTACGTGGTTTATATACGCGCTGGTTGGGTTTTCGTGGCTAGGCGCATAGCGGTTGATCAAGCCTTGCACGGTGTTGATGCCGTATAGCTTTTGATAGTTCACTAGCAATTTAGCCCCCGCACGAATGCCGTATGAATACGTTTTGAACGTCTCAAATGTAGGGTCTTCGCCTTCTGTTTTTCCGTCCCATTGAATGTTGGTTTTCACTACGTTCATGGGGTTTTTGTTGCGCATACCGCGCACGTCATCGACTGCAAGCATTTTGCTCCCCCGATAAATGATGTAAACAAGCCCCAGACCAGCTAGGGCTAGGGCTGGTTTGTTCATTAGGCTGCTTCTGCTTGGCCGATTTTGATTAGATCGTAATAATTACGATCACCCGCCACCCATGCCGCCGCCGCGTCTGTGTCGGACTGCGGTGCTGCTTCGAGTGAGCCGTGTTTTTTGATCAAGTAATCGTTTGCCACTTGCTGGGCGTCTTCTGCGTACACAATAGCTGTGTTTTGTGCGATAGATTCAAAACGTGAAATCATCAGATGGACTCCTGTGTAGAACGGATAATCTCAAAATCACCTTCACGAAAAACCCGACCACCGTCTAAATAAATGGAATCGAGAACGAGATTCAAGAAATATGTATTTGTAAAATGCATGCGCAACGTTACATAACCATCGCTAGAAATGTATGAGTGAGGAACGCCATTCGCATCATGTGTGCCGCTACCTCCGACACTGATCAACGTATCATTAGGGCCATAGCAGAATCCCGCAAACGTGTTAGATACGTCCCTCGATTCGCCATAACAGTAACCCGTTAATGTGAAGTGATACATAACGTTATCTACAGTTGGTTTTAGCGGTGTTTTGATATGAATATAAGCCGCTCCAGATTCACCAGTGAAGAAAAACGCGGCGCGTTCTGTGCGCATTCCTCGTGCTGCATTTCCTGTTACTGCGGAAACGTCGCCGATCAATCCAGCAGATTTTTCCGAATTTAGCTTTTGTTCTGTTTGATCCGCCTGCCTCTTTAATTCAACCAAATCGTTTAGAACAGATTGTTGCCCTACTTTTTCCATTATTTAATGACCTCTGTAATCAGAATTACATCTGCAGATACCGCGCTACATTGCACAGTACCCACGTATTTTTTAAATTCGATTTGTTCACCTGCGGCCAATTCAACGCCGCCAACTGTTACCAAATCAGTATTTGTTTTTGCTGCCGTAACTCTTACATCACGGCGGTTTGCATTCGCTGGGATCGTGTAAGACTCGCCAGCAATGAACGTCTTAGAACTACTCGCCAACGATGTGGCGGGTTTTTCCAGTATTTCCAACGTTTGGGCCAGCGCCGCAACGATTGGGTTACTAATGTCACCAGTGTTGGAGACGTTCGCCGTCAGCGTTTGGGCCAGTGCCGTAACGATTGGATTGCTAATGTCACCTGTATTGGAGACGTTCGCCGTCAGTGTTTGGGCCAGTGCCGTTACGATTGGGCTGCTAATGTCGCCAGTGTTGGAGACGTTCGCCGTCAGCGTTTGGGCCAGTGCCGTAACAATTGGGCTGCTAATGTCACCAGCGTTGGAGACGTTCGCCGTCAGCGTTTGGGCCAGTGCCGTAACGATTGGGCTGCTAATGTCGCCAGTGTTGGAGACGTCAGCCGTCAACGTTTGGGCCAGTGCTGTTACGATTGGGTCGCTAATGTCGCCAGTGTTGGAGACGTTCGCCGTTAGCATTTGGGCCAGTGCTGTAACGATTGGGTTACTAATGTCGCCAGTGTTGGAGATGTTCGCCGTGACCGCTTCAACGATTCGTTGCACTTCGTTCACTTCCACAGGGTCGGTGATCGACTGGATACGAACCGTTGAACCTTCGGCCAGCGAACGGAATTCCCCTTCCACCACGAGCAATTCAGCCGAGACAGGGCTTTCACCCTTGTTCTGTACGGTGAACTGGTCGAATGCTGGGAACGTGATTTGTGAACCACTGGGGATTTCTGCTCGTTTGCTACTCGCCATTAATAACAGTGGTTCGCTACCGGACACATAAACAACGGTTTCACCACGTCCTGAAATTGTCGCCTCTTCTAGAGGCTGTAGAGTGACAAACATTACTTACCCCCTTTGATCAGTAGTAACCCCAGCACCACGGCCACGCTTACACCGCCAATTGTGTACACGGTCTTTAGCGATTGGCTTGCAATGTCCGAAGCGCCGCCCGTTGATACGGATTTAGCGAGTTCTTTCATTGCCAAGTTGTTTGCCGCCGCATTTGCCGTGTTTTGCTGCACCAGTGATTCCGCAAAACCAAAGCCCGTTTGCAGTGCTTCGTTATTTGACTCAATCGCTGTAGTGCCGAATTCAAAGCTGTTGTTTAGCGCCTTGGTGTTTGCATCTAATGCTTCAGAGCCGAATACAGAAACCTGTTTTAAAGCGTTATCCGCTAACGTGCTGTTGGCTTCTAGCGCGCTTTCGCCAAAACCAAAACCCTGATTAAGCGCGTCTTTTGCCAGTTCGCCATTTGCATTAATTGCCAGCTTGGAAACTTCTGTATTACCGTTGATAACTTCGCCGCCGATCTCTAGGGCATTTTCAGCAAAGCCTAGTGCCTCAGACCCAAGAGCAAAGGCACCATCAACCGCACCATGGTCGGTGGTGGTCACCGTGTTGCCGTCACCCGCTACAACCGTTTCAGCGCTTTCCATACCTTGCAGTGAATAGTTGGTGACGTTGTTAACGGTTTTGTTTGAGCTTTTAGAACTACCGCCCATCACTCACCCCCTAACGCGACTTTGTAGACACGCTCGATTTCATCACCGCCAAAGCCATAGGCTGAGTAAAGACGGTGAGTGGCTTCGCTTGCGTGATAGCGAATGCAGTCAAAGCCCAGACGACTGGCGTTATCAATCAAGAATTGCCCCGCGTCTTTCATGCCATGACCCGCTACACACACAACCACGAACTCTCTACCGCTTGGCGTTTCTTCGCCGCGTGTCACCACCAACAAATCAGTGTTGTTTGATTCGAGCTTGTACAAATGGGCAATGCCGTCTTGCACTTGGTTACGAATGGTTTTGAAATCGTCACCACAGGCTGTAAGCAGTTTTTCAGGCACTTCATGAGGCCAATTAATGCGCTGTACCTTCATCGCTTGCCCCCTTTGAACATGAACCAAAGTGCAACCACCACAACGCCGCCAATCAATAACGGGCTAACGCCTTTTGACTTGGAGTAGTTACCAAATGCAAAACCACCCAATGCGTTAGTGCCGCCTGTGTTGGTAGCCGTTGCGCTTAAGTCGGGGCTAATGTCACCACCACCCGAACTGATGCCAGGAATAGAAGTCATTTAACCCCCCAACTTCTTCGTTAAGAAAAACGACACTACAGCCAACATGACGGACTTGATCAAAAAGGGAATGAACCGCATTAGATCACCCCCATTTTCTTAAGGCCGACAAACAATAAAGCCGCAATAACTAACCACTTAACCCAGCCGAACGAATCACCCGCCCACCAGCCAGCACCGAAGCCGACCACACCCGATAAAAGAGGCGCTAAGAAAACCAATGGCATCATTTACCCCCTTTCATCATCATGGCGAAGACAGCCAACACGACCACCAGCACACCGCCACCGATCAACCAAGGCGAATAGGGCGGTAAAGCCGAAGCAGTGACCACAACGGTCTCCCCTGTGGCATTACTTGCCGTTTCCACTTTGGGAAGGGCGGAGCCCTCCGCTAGCTTTTCCGCTTGGGCTTGCTGTTGGTAAGACTTAGGCGCGCCCTCGCTGTCTTCGGTGTCATTCCACCACTCAGAAACGGCTTGTTCCTTTTCATCGACATAAGCGGTTACGCTGTCCCTAATACCCATAGCCGCCCCCTTAAGCCGTTGCTGTTAGCGGTGCGACTTGTTGAATGGACTCAACCAAAACGGGAATAGGCTTCGCTTCATTCACTTCCACACGGAAAACAAACTCAGAGCTGTAACCTGTGTTCAGCACGTCCGCTTGCTCAAAGCCGTACATGGTCGGATCAAAGGTAAACACGCCCTCTTGAGGGAAACGCCCGATTCGTTTTTGCTGTAAGCGCTGTAGCGAATCCTTTGCATCAAACAGAATGAGGTTGTCGCGTTCCACTTTCAGACGATTGATCCCCGCCTTGAAGTAGGCACGGCGAATAGACGTAGCCGCGTTCGCTGGAAAAGTCGTAAAGTCGTTCCAGCCTGCCGCGTTCGCTGGCATGACGTGGGTACGAATACGAGGCACCCAAACACGGCGAGCCTGTGCAGGGGTTTGGAAGGCGTAAGCGTCCAGAGTCAAAGCCCCCGAACCTGCACCGATTTCCACTTCTAAGGTGATGTTCTCACCCGCCAAAGTGACCAATCCGCCAAAGTTCGCACCGTTCTGGTTTTTCGCTGTTGGGTTGGTAAATGGGATAACAAACGTACCTTCATCAACGAAGTGACCTTTGTAGTTTTCCATCATGACCAAATCGTCACCGCTTACTTGGATGATGGTGTCACCATTCAGCACCACCGACACTTGGCGGATTTGCGCCGCAGTCAATGACGTGACTAAATGGATCTCGTTGTAAGTGGGGCCCACTGGCAAAGACATAGACGCCTTAGAGTTAAAGCCCACACCGTTGAAACTGTTTAGGGGTTTCACTACCTGTAACATAATGCCCCCTTAACCGATTGCGTCTTCGACAGCATCGACATTGTTTGACGCCCAGACAACCGCCGCCGCTACTGCTAGCGCGACCATTACCATAGGCATGTATTTTTTAACGTCTTTCATATTGTTGAATGTTCCTGTTCGTGATTAATGTTTGTTGAACAGGACGAAACATACAAAACCGCTCTAGGCTTCCGTCAAGTCACAAAAAAGCCCCGATACCTAAAGGTATATCGGGGCTTTTTATCCTTATTGTTTGCACACTATATCAAGTTAAGCGGCCAGTTTTCTAAGCTTGCCTTGATCAAATTGACCGATATTGTGATCGGCGGTTTTCATCAAATAGTGGTATCGGGGTAACTTGATAATGTTATCAACGGGTAAATCCAGTTCGTCCGCCAGATACACCGCATCTTTTTTACGCTCCTGTCGTCCTACCCATTTAATCGAACATTGCCCCATTACCGTTTTAGGCACTTCTTGCCCACGCTGAAAAATACAAATGGCATGAAGCCCAAACTTGCGACCACCCGTTAGGATTTCACCGAACGCACCACGCGCCGCGCCGCTGGTGTTCACACACTTGGCAAGCTCTTCAAAGATCACTTTCAAAGGCTTCTTATGTAGGCCGTCCCCAGCACCCCAAATGATTTTTGAAAAGGCTTCAAGGTTCTTTGGGTTTGCGCCGTCTTTGGGGCTGTAGGCGATCTTAAAACCGCGCCCCGCTTTGGCGGCACGGGCAGAGTAAAGTGCACGGGCAAACCCCGCCAATGAGGTATAACGGCGCACCTCACGACCACATAGGGTTTCATAATCGTTGTAAGGGTCGAACAAGGCCACCTGATCGGTGGCTTTGATCACGCCGACTTGCTTCACCGCCGTGGTTTTGCCAGAGCCAGAGGAACCAACAAAGAGCGCATGTTCCGCGCTCAATCGGTTATTGGGGTTACGTGGCTGTAAGCTCATGCCGCCACCTGATCACGCTGGTTGTCTTGCGCGTCCTTTTTGGCCTTGGCTTCGGCGGCATCTTTGGCTTTTAGCTCGCGGCTGGTGTCCATGCCCTCAGATACCAGTTTGCCTACGGCCATGGCCGCTTTAATTTCGGCATCGTATGCGCCCATCCATTCAGGAAGCAAAGCGCCGTATTTGATCAATGCAGGGCTAAGGTTCTCAATGGCATACGCCTTGGTTTCAGGGGTGAATTCAAACTCAGGGTGAATGAAGCGCTTAAGCGCAAATTCAATCGTTCCCAAGCCCATGACCGCTGTCATTTGTGCGGTCTGCTCGTCCATTTCAGCCTGCTGTTCTGCCGCCTTTTCTTCGGCCTTGGCTTGCTCAGGGTCGAAGTCTTCCGCCAGCTCTTCGGCTTCCAAAGCCTTTAGGTATTCCGCTTGCTCGGTAGGTAACTCGCCAGTGTGTTCAAGTTCTAATTGCTCTTCGTCTTTCATGCTGTTTGTTCCTTGTGTTTACTTGGTTTACGAGTGGCAAAAACTGCCGTGATCACTGCCGCCCCCAGAGCTAAAACGCCCAATAAAACAGGCGGGGCAGTGGGGGAGCCTTTAGGTATCGTTTCGGTATCCGCTTTAGGCTTCGGCTTGGTATCCTCCGAAACGCTGGAAGCCGCTTGTTTACTTGGTATAGCGGTTTTTTCTTCGGTATCCGTTTTTGGCTTAATTTCCAGCTCTTCGCGGGTAGCCTTTAGGTTATCCGCTAGGTATTTTTGACGGGCTACGCCGTTGCCTTGGTTCGTACCGCAAGCAGGGCAAACGGTGTAAAGGCTGGCACGTTTGCCAGCCGCTTGGCGTACTTCCGCCACTTCGTTGCAATGCCGCTCGGGGCACTTGATGTATCCGATTGTGTTAGCCATTTTCTAACGCCCTCCGTGCTAGTTCGTTGATCACTTCATCATTGAGAAATGCCACGCTTTCAAATTGCGCCGCTACCCCTTCCAGTGATTTAAAGCCGCCCGTCATCAGCGACACAGGATTAAGGCCGCTTAGTCCCTTCATTGCGTCTTTGAGCTTGGCTTGTGCTTCGGTTCGTCTTTCAAGTAGTGCTTCTAATTCTTCGTTTTCCATTGGGTTGGTTCCTTTAGTGATAAACGGGTATTGGAATAGGGGCGGCTTCGCCCCCCGTACAGTTATTGACACGAGTCCAAGGGACGACTTCGTCGTCCTCTAAAACCTGAGCCCCGACCTTTTGCACTGTCCACTCATACAAACGAGTGACGGCAACCTCTAAACCACGGGAAACGCCCATGATTGAAGTGACCATTTCACCGAATTGGTTTTCTTCTGGTTCTGAGTAGTAAGGCTTTAAGGTCTGGTTTCGGCCAGCGAAGACGCCGCCCATAAGTTCGGTAAATGCTTTCCAATCGGCACGTTTGGCCGCGTGAAAAATATCGGTGCATAGGGCGGGGGCGTTTTCGACTTTGAAGCGGCGAAGCTCACGCCACACCGTGACGGATACACCGCCAAAGAATTGAAATTGACGGATACCATGACGGCGTGACCATGCCGTGATTCGTTCCGCCGCCTCTGTACCGCTTTTGCCTGTCTCTAGGTCTGTATCAATGTGCTTGCCGTCAATGTTCTTAGAAACGTATTTAGCGACATAGCCAGAGGCTTGACCTTTTTCAGGGTCGATTCGTACAACGGTTACACGATGCTTTTTCGCGCCTCGCTCCTTGCCGTCTTCCATGAGTCCGTAATACTTGAAAGCGTTGATGACAGCGCGGCTATGCTCCTTGTCACAAAACATAAGCATGTGCCAGTGTGGGCACCCATCATGGTTAGGCTCTACGGTTCGGATACCGTAAACAGGCAAACCATTGCGTTTTAGATAGGCGCGGATTTTTGCCCATGTATCACAAAGATATTTTTGGCCGTCTCGAACCGTTGGGCGTGATTCGTCAAACTTACGCACTCGCGTTCCTTTCTTGCGGACTGCGTGATATTTAGACGGGCAAGTCAGGGTGATGAATAAGCCCTCATGCCCCAACTCTGTGGCAAGCTCTTCGGTGCCACGAATGCGGACCATCAATTCATTGCGGCGGTTTTCAGGGTTAGAAATGCCTCGGTCTGACAGGTCGGCCAGTGTGTAGGATTGGTTGTATTGGTTTACGGCTTCCCAGCTTTCTAGGAATGAGCGGTTAGATTGTTGTTGCTTACGAAACCTGTTTAGGGACCAGACAGACACGTAAGGCGAGCCCTTAGCGCTCACTTGGCCGCATTCCCTTAATATGTCCTCAACAACACGAAATTGTTTCTTAGCGTTACGTATCCACCATTCTGGCAAGATCATACGAGCGGCCATAGCCGCGACTTTGTCGCCGTCTTCCCAATCAGTAAACGTGACACCAGCGGCTAAAAGGTTTTCGGCCATGTATCGGCGCGCATAGGCCGCACCACTTTCCATAGCTTCACGGGTTAAATCCACCTCAAAGCGGCGGCTTTTTTCTTCTGCCCACTTTGCCAGCTCTTCACCGTTTAGATCGGTTATCAGTCGGTCAATGTAACGTAGGCGTTGAACGACACCGCGCAACCACTCAAGGGCGGCATGTTGCCCCATTTGTTCCGCCAATCTGTCAGCTTCTTTCTCTACTGCGGGGCGCATAATTGAAACACGGTTAAGCAACTGCAGGCGTTCAATAACGCTACGTAGCCACGTATTAGCGGCAACACACCCCTCAGACTGGTCTAACTCGTCAAGACGCTGGCGCAATTCGGCAGCGTCTTCACGGCTTACATCAGATAAGAGTTCATTACGCCATTCAATACAGTGGGGAGTAGGATTAAACACGCTCCACCCCCTTAGTACGCTCAACGGCGGTTAAGGCTGTTTGATAGGAACTGTGGCCGTCAGACATTCCCGCGAAGTGTTGTAACAACTGGAGCTTTTCAGCCAATGCAATTGCAGTGCTGTTGCACGTCCACGACTGAGTAAGATATGAACCTAAAACATCGTTCATCACGCCTTCATCTAGCAACAAAAAGCGGTTTAATCGGCCCTCAATTGCAGCGGTTACCATGTTGTTAAGCATTTCCAATTCCCAGCGGGTTAACGGTGCGTTTAGCTGTGCGCCGATTTCGCCTAGTTCATAATGGTGTTGAGTAAGTGAGCTGGTTTTAAATGACGGTTGTCTTTGAATTTTGCTAATGGTTTGCTCAGGGTCCCAAACTGTAATAAACGTCCACCCCGCCACTTCACCACGGTCAATTTCGTGGCATACGTACATTTTTCGCCAGTGGTTACCGATCAACCGTGCAACGTTGATTTCAGACGCTGAAAAACTGAATAAAAGGCAATTCACTTTGTCTAGGGCGTTGGTTCTTGGCTGGTTTGACATTGATTACTTCTCTCTTGGGTTGCATGGCGTGGTAACTGGTAGCGATTTTTTTAAGGACGGGATCAGGCGGAAAAAGCAACATCCACGCTAGGAGCTGCTTTCGTTGTTCCTCTAATGGGGTCATGCTTCCCCCTTGCTGACGTGGCGATAAGCAAGCAACGCAACGGCACTAAACACCGCGCCCCAGCCAAACCCAATGACAAAGAATTCCATTTTTAAGCCACCTCTTTTGATAACCCTGTGAACTCAAAACCGAATACAACGTGGTTTTCTTGTTGAGCCCAGCTAGTTAAGTAAGTGATTTCCACTAGACAAGAGCGGCCTGTGTAGCCGTCCCCTAAATGGTCGAATTCTTCCAAACAGACCAATTGACCAACAGCAAAGCCGCGATCATCTTCACGGATTTCAAAGCGCTTACGACCATCAATGACAGCGCGGTAAAACTCAGGCCAAATTTTTAATTTGTGGTAAGGAGGTTTAATCATGCGAATCACCCCCTAGTAATCTGGTGCGTCTAAACAGATTTGCTTTTGTTTCGCCATGTTCACGTAGACATTGCCTCGCGCTACTGGCTGGAAACGAGCAAGATCACCATCCTGCAGGTCTTTTTTAATGGCTTTCTCTGTTTTTCCTACGATCATGGAAAACAGCTCAGCCGTCATGAAAGGAGGCTCAACAACGACAATTGCCTTATCCACTTCTTTCACTTCTGCGAACACAGCTTCCCCGTTTTCGTCTTCAACATGTACAAATGACACCCTTTTGACCACTTTTGCATTCTTGTTCATTGGTATAGACTCCATAAATAGACGGCAATACTCTTTTTAAACACGTTTATGTTTAATTTGAGTTCTTAGGTGAATGCTATTCCCCAAAAATGTCCTTGTAAAGTCTCAAATTAAATATGGAGTGTTTTAGACATGAATAATTCGATTGATGTTATTGATAGGTTGAAAGAGATTCATGGTGCAGATCATTACAAACACCTAGCCGAGATTCTTGGAGTAAGTAAAAGCGGCGTTCAAAACTGGAAAGATAGAAATGTCATTCCATACAAAGAGGTTTGCACCACAGCATTAGAAAAAGGAATTTCACTTCAATGGCTACTAACAGGGAAAGGCGACAAAATGGAATCAGGAAGTAACGCACAACAATTCACAGTCCCACACTATGCAATTCAAGCCAGCGCGGGTGGTGGCTCGCTCGTTGAGGCCGAAAAGATAGAACAACACCTAACCTTAAGCCGTGATTGGCTGGCTCGCGAAGGCATTTCAAGCACTGACCTAATCGGCATCTATGCGCAAGGCGACAGCATGGAGCCAACCATTCATGACGGCGATTCGCTGTTAATAGACCGGACCAAAAATATTATCGGCAGCGATGGTGGCATTTACGTTATCAACTATGAAGGTGAATTGTTTGTTAAGCGGGTGCAAAAGCTTTTAGACGGGAAAATTGCCGTCACCAGCGACAACAAGAATCACATGAGTATTGAAATATCTAAGCACGACCTAGACCGCTTAACCATCATTGGCCGTGTTGTCTGGTTTGGCCGCAAGGTTGGGCGTAGCTATGTCAATTAAGCAAACAAAGGACGGCTGGAAAGTTGATTTCCGTGCTGGCGGTGCCAACGGCAAACGCTACCGCAAGACGTGCAAAACCAAGGCAGAAGCCGAGCGTTACCAAAAGTTTGTAGAAGCGCAATTGGTAGCAACGGGGAAACCGTGGCAACCTCGTCCAGCCGATCGGCGTACCCTTTCTGAGATCATTGCTATTTGGTATCAGCATCTCGGTCAGCACTTGCGGTATAACGAACCCCGTTTAAGGAAAATACAACGTGTTGCTGAGGCTATGGGCGACCCCATTGCCTCAGAATTGAAGCCTAGTCAGTTTAGTCAGTATCGCTCCCAGCGTATTGCCTCGGGTACAGCCCCGTCTACTGTTAACCGTGAGTTTCATTATCTGATCAGTGTCTATAACGGTTTGAATGACCTGGGGGAAATCGACTACGAAAACCCGCTTAAAAAGGTCACTGCGTTAAAGCAAAAAGACACCGAAATGCACTATCTAACGCGTTCTCAAATTGATGATTTATTGGCGGCACTACGTGACAGCTATAAACCAGAAACGGAACTGGTTGCCCGTGTTTGTCTTTCGACTGGCGCACGTTGGGGGGAAGCGGAGGGTTTAACGGCCAGCCGTATTATCAATAACAAGGTAACTTTTACGGATACCAAGGGCGGCAAAAATAGAACCATTCCGATAGATCGTGATTTGTACAAATTGCTTAGAGCTAGGGCGAAAGAGCGCCCTTATGAATTGTTCGACAATTGTCGGGTGTGCTTTCGTAAGACAATAGCGGAAACAGGAATTGAGTTACCAAGAGGGCAGAATACACACGTTCTACGCCATACGTTTGCCAGCCATTTTATAATCAATGGCGGTAATATTTTGGCACTACAACGGATACTTGGACACTCTGACATTTCCATGACCATGCGTTATGCCCACCTTGCCCCAGATCACCTACAGGACGCTGTAAAATTTAATCCCTTTAAATCAGATGGACACTAA